GAAATCTTCATAATGTTATATTTGCTAGTCCGTCTAAATCAAGAATCCGCAATCTACAATCCATTGGCAGAGTTTTAAGAAAGGGAAAAAATAAAACAAAAGCAACTCTTTATGATATTGCCGATGATTGTACCATTAGGAGTTTAAAAAACTATACACTCAATCATTTAATTGAACGAATTAAAATTTATAATCAAGAGAATTTTAATTATGATATTATAAACGTTAATTTAAAAGAGTAATGGAAAACAATTATAACGACTTTTATGCAACAATTAAACTAAAAAATTCTGAGGAGATATTCTCTATGATATCACCTTCTAACGAAGGTGATAAAACATATCTAATGATGTTAAATCCAGTTGTTATTGATGAAATTTTAATCAGAGGACAACCTTGCTACAAAATAGATCCTTGGTTAAAAACAGTTTCATCAGACATGATCATTATTGATATGGATGAAGTTCTAACTATTGTAGAATGTTTTGATGAAACTACAATCAAAATGTATAATACGTTTGTTAGAAAAAATAACTCTGATTATCAAAAACAAACCCTAAGTAGAAAGATGGGTTATCTAACCAGTGTCGATAATGCTAGAGACTATCTAGAAAAACTCTATAAGTCTTAAAGCTTCTCTATCAACCTTAACAGGCATATTCTACTCATAATTTGAGAACTTGTCAAGCCTTAGAATATGTGTTAAAATTAATATATTCTGAATTGCAGGTAGAAATGAATGCCAAGAAAACAATCCGAACATTATGTTAATAATCGAGACTTTTTAGATGCAATCATCGAGTATAAAAAGTCAATCATTGCAGCACAAGAAAAAGGACTTCCGAAACCAAGAATTACAAATTACCTTGGGGAATGTTTCCTGAAGATTGCTACACACCTATCTTATAAACCAAACTTTGTCAATTACATCTTTAAAGATGATATGATTTCTGATGGTGTAGAAAATTGTATTCAGTATATTCACAATTTTAATCCAGAGAAATCTACAAATCCATTTGCTTATTTTACTCAAATCATTCACTACGCATTTCTCCGCAGAATTCAGAAAGAGAAAAAGCAATTAGATATTAAGAATAAAATTCTTGAAAAGACTGGATACGATCAAGTTTTTGTCAACGATAATAGCATTGACAATGCCAACTATGCAGACTATAATAGTATCAAAGATGCTGTCTACTCTAAGTTAAGAGGGATGGGATCCAATAATCAATAATACAAATAAATTATCATGTCAGATCCGAGACATTGGAGTATTCCAACAAATTCACTTCTAAATCATAAAAAATACACTTCTGTCGAATGGAATGATTTGGCATATTTTGATGCGGTTGTAGAATATTTGAAAGAAAATAATATTAAATCATTTGTAGATGTTGGTGGATGTACTGGAGAAGTTTCAAACATCCTTCTAGAAAGAATTGACTCAATTGATTACGGACTTATTTTTGAACCACATCCAGATAATTATGAGTTCATTCTTAAAGCTGTTGATACTGATAAAGTTCAAGTAGAGAACAAAGCACTATTTTATGGTGAGGATTCAATCAGTCTATCAATCAGACATCCTAATGTTGGATCTTGGTCGATTGTTTTTAGTGAGAGTCATCCAGAATATTCTGTTGATGTTCCTTGTGTAGATATTGATACCTATCTTTCAGAACGAGAATATGATTTCGTCAAGATTGATATTGAAGGTTCTGAATTCAATCTAATTGAAAATTCAAAACTTCTAAAAGATGTAAAATATATTGAACTCGAAGTTCATCATGAGCATTTTAGGATTCAGCAAAAATCAAATTCCAAGTACGAAAAATATGAATATTGTTTAGATTTCATTAAAGAACATCTCCCCAATCACGAAATTGAGTATTATCTTGGAGATGAACCAGATCCTGGTAACATGCTTCTAATTAAGAAATGAAAATTGCCCTAATCACTGATCAACACTTTGGAGCACGGAAGAATTCAAAACTCTTCCATGATTACTTCTTGAAGTTTTATAATGAAGTATTTTTCCCGACTCTGAAAGAGGAGGGAATCACCACGATTGTTGATATGGGTGATACCTTTGACAATAGAACTGGTGTGAACTTTAGTTCATTAAAATGGGCAAAGGACAATTACTACGACAAACTTCGAGATATGGGTTGTGTTGTACACACTATCGTTGGTAATCATACTGCATATTATAAAAATACTAATGAGATCAATGCAGTAGATCTTTTACTTCGTGAATATGAGAATGTAATTGTTTATTCAGAAGCAGAAGATGTGAAGGTTGGTGATATTCCAGTCTTATTTGTTCCCTGGATTAATGTAGATAACCAAGAAAAGACTTATAAGAAAATTAAAAATAGTAAGTCAAAATTGGTTATGGGGCACTTAGAACTTTCTGGATTTGCTGCTAACCTTCAGTGCATCATGGATCATGGTGATGATAAGAAGAGATATTCTAAATTTGAGAAAGTATTTTCTGGGCATTATCACACAAGAAATTTTCAAGACAATATCTACTACACTGGAAATTGTTATGAAATTTATTGGAATGATTATAATGACCCAAGAGGGTTTACCATTCTTGATACGCAAACTTTAGAGCATTATCATGTAAATAATCCATACCGAATTTTCTATACAATTATTTACGAAGATACTGACTACCGTAATTTTGACTTTAGTCAATACGAAAATAAAATTGTCAAATTGATTGTTAGAAAGAAGTCTGATAAAAAATCTTTTGAAAAATTTATCGATAAACTTTATTCTTCAAATATTGCAGATATCAAAGTTGTAGAAAACTATGACTTTAATGGATGGTATTCAAAAGATGAGATTAAAAAAGTTGAATCTGAGAACACTCTAAGTTTGTTAAATAGATATATCAAAGAATCCGAAATTGATTTAGATAAAAGCAAACTATCAAAAATCATTGAGGAGGTCTATCAAGAAGCTTGTGAGATGATCTAAAAATGTACATAATCGTAATTGATGGGGAAGAAGATCGGGGAGCATATTCAGTAGCAGATGAAAATGGTGAAAACGTTCTTTACATCTGGGAGAACGAAGATGATGCCGAAAGATTTGTTATGATGCTTGAAGATGGAGGATCTCCTAAAATGAGATCTGTAGAAGTTGAAGAAGAGTTACTTTTTGATGCATGTTCCCAACATGGGTATTTGTATGCTATAATAGGCAGTGATGATTTAGTGATTCCACCAGACGAACATGATTTATTTTGAAAAAATCAAGTGGAAAAACTTCCTTTCAACAGGTAATCAATTTACTGAAGTACAACTTGATGATACTCAAAATACACTGATCATCGGTTCAAATGGTGCTGGTAAGTCTACCATCTTGGACGCACTTACTTTTGTTTTGTTTGGCAAGTCTTTTCGCAAGATCAATAAACCCCAACTTATTAATACTACGAACGAAAAGGATTGTGTAGTAGAAATTGATTTTAAAATTGGTACGATTAACTGGAAAGTACGTAGAGGAATCAAACCAAATATTTTTGAAATCTATAGAGATGGTATGATTCTAAATCAAGAAGCATCTGCAAATGATCAGCAGAAGTATCTTGAGCAAAGTATTCTAAAAATGAATTACAAGTCCTTTACTCAGATTGTAATTCTTGGCAGTAGTAATTTTGTTCCTTTTATGCAACTACCTGCTTCGGGTAGGAGGGAAGTTATTGAAGATATTCTTGATATTAAAATTTTCTCCACGATGAATAATATCATCAAGGATAAACTTCGTCTTCAGAAGGAGGATGTAAAAATTCTCAATCTAAAAAAAGAATCTCTAACTGATAAGGTATCCATGCAGGAAAACTTTATCAAAGATTTGGAGAGTCGTGGAAAGTCAACAATAAAGGACATTAAAGATAAAATATCTGAATTGAATAATCAGATTAGTGTTTGTAATCAAAGTAATGAATCTTTGGAAAATGATGTAAAAGCATATTCTGAAGAAAGATCTAGTGTTTCTGATGCGAAAGATAAAATTCGTAAATTGGGAAATTTGAAGGGAAAAATCTCACAAAAAATTTCTACACTATCCAAGAATCGTCAATTCTTCATTGATAATACGACGTGTCCTACATGCACACAGGAGATTCGTGATGATCTTAAACATCAAAAAATAACTGAACTTGATACTCAGGGAAGTAAACTTGAAGAAGGGTACAAAGAACTTCTTGATACGATAGAAGTAGAAGAAACTAGAGAGAATTTGTTTGATAGCATTAGTAAAAATATTATGAATGCTCAGAGTAAAATCTCATCTAATAATACTAAAATCTCTTCTTTTCAATCTCAGATAAATGGATTTAATTCTGATATTGAACGCATCATTAAACAGTCTGAAAACAAATCCGAAGAAAAGGAAAAGTTAGAAGAATATAAGCAGAAACTAGAAAGTACATTTGATAGTTTGGTTGAGAGTAAAGTTGAGATAAGTAACTATGACTTTCTTCACAACTTACTAAAAGATAGTGGAGTAAAATCTAAAATTATTGAAAACTACCTACCTTTAATTAATCAGCAAGTTGGAAAGTATCTTCAGATGATGGACTTCTACATCAACTTTAGACTTGATGAAGAATTTAATGAAACGATTCAATCTCCAATTCATGAAGACTTTTCATATTCCTCATTTAGTGAAGGTGAGAAACAAAGAATTGATTTGGCTCTTTTGTTTACTTGGAGAGAAGTTGCTAAGATCAAGAACTCTACCAGTACCAATCTTTTGATCATGGATGAGATCTTTGATTCCTCTCTTGATGGATTTGGAACTGATGACTTTTTGAAGATCATTAGGTTTGTTATTAAGGATGCAAACATATTTGTCATCTCTCACAAAACAGATTTGCATGACAAATTTGATAAAGTAATAAAATTTGAAAAACGTAAAAACTTCTCTCAGGTTGTAGAATCATGAAACTTGTAACAATGTGTGGTCTTCCTAGATGTGGATCAACACTTCTTGCTAATATCTTAAATCAGCATCCAGACATTACTGCTAAACTTGATTCTCCACTATCGCACATTATTAGAAATATATCTGAACACTCCACGACAATTCATGATCAAACTCAATACACAATGCAGGAACTTGGAAATCTCTATGTTTCTTTTATGAGATCTGGATTATCTTCTTGGATATCTAAAATTTGTGAAACTAAAATATATCTTGACAAAGATCGTGGATGGGCAACAGATTATGATTTATTATTCAAACTTGTTCCCAATACTAAGGTTATTTGTTTAGTTAGAGATTTGAGAGGAGTTATTTCTTCTTTTGATAAAGTAGATACTTTTAAACGAGTTGTTCCCCTTCCAAAGGATGAAATTTATAATACGGATGATGAAAATTTTAATGATATTGATTTGATGGAGAAGAAATTATTTTATTATCTAAATCTTGATATGGTGAGTGATAATCTTCTTTCTATAAAAGAACTTATTGATTGTGACAAATACTATCTTAAAAATTTTAAATTTGTAACCTATGAAGATTTTATGGAACAACCAAGAAAGGTTTTGAGAGAGATATATAACTTTATAGGAATTGATGATTATGATAATGATTTGAATAATATAACTCAAGAACCTTTCCATGATGCATTTTTTGCACCATATGGAAACCATACAATTAAACCTACATTGGTTCCTGAAAAGCAGACATATAAGTATCCCTTAATTGATAGAAAATATCAATTAAAAATTATTAATAGTTATTCTTGGTATTATCAATATTTTTATCCTAAAATATTTGCAGAAACCCTAGGACGATGACTACCCCCAACTGGCAACACCACTCCAAGAAGGAGCAAAAACGAAAACTTAAACCTCAAGCAATGAGGGCACGTAAAGAATCCCTCAGACACTTTAAGAAGCGGTACATGACCTCCCACAAACGGGAGGTTTTTTCGTATTATGGATTCATACGAGAGAACTCCTATGTCAATCAACTTTGAAGTCAAAGGTCAACTTGCGAAACTGCTTGCTACTGAAGATCTGGTAGTTGAGCATCGTCCTGTTGAAACTGCGATGTTCAATGTTCATACTCGTGTTCTAACCCTTCCTATGTGGAAGAAAGCAACAGAGTGTGTGTTTGACATGCTAGTTGCCCATGAAGTTGGCCATGCTCTCTTCACTCCCGATGAGTGGGATTTTGATACTCCTAAGCAATTTGTGAATGTGGTAGAAGACGTTCGCATCGAGAAAATGATGAAACGTAAGTATGCAGGTCTCTCTAAGACTTTTTATCGTGGTTATGAAGAACTTGCTGATGATGACTTCTTTCAGATCGAAGACGAGAATATTGATAAAATGAATCTTGCAGATAAAGTTAATCTTTATTATAAGATTGGTAACTTTATCAATATTAATTTCTCTGAGGAGGAGTCTGAGATTGTCAAACTGATTGGTGATACTGAAACGTTTGCGGATGCATTGATTGCTGCAGACATTCTCTATCGGTTCTGTAAAGATCAACAAGAATCTAAAGTTGCAAATATTGATGAACATCAGGAACAGAATGATTCCAATAGTGGTGGTTCTGATTCTGTAAAATCTGATTCTCAGAATGCATCTTTTGATTCTGAACTATCCGATGGAAATGATAGTAGTGAGAATTCTCAAGGATCTCAGAGTGAACAACAGTCACCTGGTAGTGGGGGAACCTCTCAGGATCTTGAGATTAAAACTATGGAATCACTTGAGGATTCAATTAGTGAATTGATCGATGAGAAGGGATATAGTAACTATACTGAGACTACATATCTAGAACTCCCTAAACTAAATCTTGATAGTGTCATCGCACAGAATGCTGAAATTCATGAATATTGTGAGGATCATTGGAAAATTTTTCAAAACGATGATCCTAGTTGTTTTGAATGGGCAGATTCTGAGTATGTTAAATTTAAAAAGTCTGCTCAAAAGGAGGTAAACTACCTTGTCAAAGAATTCGAATGTAGAAAATCTGCAAGTAGTTATGCTCGTGCTACTACTAGTCGGACTGGAGTTTTGGACTGCTCTAAACTCCACACTTACAAGTACAATGAAGACCTATTTAAAAAAGTAACCACTCTTTCTGATGGAAAGAATCACGGACTTATCTTTGTTTTGGATTGGTCTGGTTCGATGGGTCAAGTGATGCTTGATACTATCAAACAACTTTATAATTTGATCTGGTTCTGCAAAAAGGTTTCTATTCCTTTTGAGGTCTATGCTTTCACAAACGAGTGGAATTGTTTAACTTACGACGAAGATGGTAAACCACAATACCCAGAACCTCATTATAAAAAGAAGGAAAATCTATTGCAGATTTCTGAGCAGTTCTCTATGATGAATATTTTTTCGAGTAATATTTCTAATAAAAAACTTGAAAAGCAACTTCTAAATATTTACAGGATTGCATTTGCATTTAATAAATATGTTCAATATTCTGTTCCACCTCGGACATCTTTGTCTGGAACTCCTTTGAACGAAGCACTTGTATCTCTAAAACAGATTATTCCACATTTTCAGAACAAAACCAAAGTTCAGAAAGTTCAATGTATTATTTTGACTGATGGTGAAGCAGCACCTCTTAATCGACATGTTCTAGTTGATCGTTACTTTGATGCTAAAGAGCCATATATTGGTACAGCACGTATGCACCACAATTGCTATATTCGTGATCGCAAACTTGGAACAACTTACAATATTCTGAATTACCATCACGATGAATGTGTCTATGTTTCATTTACCAATTGTCTTCTTCAGCAACTGAAGGATAATTTCCCAACAACAAACTTTATTGGTATTCGTGTCCTTGAGGGACGTGACTCTGGATCTTTCATTCGTCTCCATACCGAATCTTTTGATCAAGTTGAGATCTTGAAGTCAATTTGGAAGAAAGAACGTTGTATTGTTCTTAAGGATTGTGGGTATCAACGTTACTTTGGCATGTCTGGATCTGATCTTTCCAACGATGCTGAGTTTCAAGTCGATGAAGATGCATCAAAGGCAAAAATTAAAAGTGCTTTTATTAAGAGTTTGAAATCCAAAAAAATGAATAAAAAAATCTTAAACGAATTTGTGCAATTTATTGCCTAAGTAAAATGACTAAGTTTACATATCCAGAATCATTCTCTGAGTGTCCGTATTGTGGGGAACAAAATAAACCTTGCTCGGACATAACTTCATTGGCAAGGGCATATGCCCGTGCTGCCTGCCGTAAAAAGCATGATGGTGTGACAATCAAAGATCTGTCTATCCCTATGTCAGAAGACCTTGAATTTGATCTATAATAACTTCAGTTCAAACAAAGCACTTCATGACTCTTTCCACCGAGTACATTGTTACTTCACTTCAAGCACTTTACGGAAATAACGTAACATCATCAGATATTCGTGCATGGTGTGCAATGAATGGTTCCAACTATCAAACTATTTCCAATAAATTGTCTGGTCATAAAGTTTCTCGTGGTAAGTGGAATCTGACTATTCAAGAAGCACGAGAGCAACTTGAAGATGTTGTAAAAGCACCTGCTGCTATTCCTGCTGTTGAGCAAAATCTTATTCCTGAGAAAGATGATACCTTCGTCAAGTTTGGTAACTTTGCTGATATTAAAAAAATTATTCAGTCCCGTCTGTTTTATCCTACGTTCATTACGGGTCTTTCGGGTAATGGTAAAACGTTCAGTGTGGAGCAAGCTTGTGCTCAACTGGGTCGGGAACTAATTCGAGTAAACATTACTATTGAAACTGATGAGGATGATCTCATTGGTGGATTCCGACTGGTTGATGGTGCTACAGTCTGGCACAATGGTCCTGTTGTGGAAGCACTTCAACGAGGTGCTGTTCTACTCCTTGACGAGATTGACCTGGCTTCCAACAAAATTCTCTGTCTTCAATCCATTCTTGAAGGTAAGGGTGTGTTCTTGAAGAAGATTGGTAAGTTTGTAAAACCTGCTGATGGTTTTCAGGTGATTGCAACTGCAAATACCAAAGGTAAGGGTTCCGATGATGGTCGTTTCATTGGCACCAACGTGCTCAATGAAGCATTCCTAGAACGTTTCCCTGTGACCTTTGAGCAGCAATACCCTTCCACTGCCAATGAAATGAAGATCATTGTCAACGTTGCTGATTCTCTAGGTTGTCTTGATAAAGATTTCTGCACTCGTCTGGTTGACTGGGCAGACATCATCCGTAAGACCTTCTATGATGGTGGTGTTGACGAGGTAATTTCCACCCGTCGTCTTGTTCACATTATTCGTGCCTATAGTATTTTTGGCAACAAGGCAAAGGCACTTGATGTTTGTACTGCACGATTTGATGATGAGACTAAGATGGCTTTCATGGAACTTTATGATAAAATCGATGCTGATTTCACAATGCCTATTGACCAACAATCACAATCCTGATATAATACAAGAGATTTAATATGACTAATTCCTGGTCTTTACTTTATGATGAACTAAACATGGATGAAAACACTTTTACTATTGACACCACACTTGATAGCATGATTCCTAACTCTCCAGCAACTCCTTGGAAGTATAATGAGGAGGAAATCCTTAAAGAACTTCTTGAATACATTCGTGGTACTTACACTCAGCATTATTCTGCTGGTGATGACAAGATTCAAACTCTTGATCTGATTGAAGCATGTGGGGATGGTGAAGCATTTTGTCGTAGCAACATTTTGAAGTATGCTTCTCGTTACGATAAGAAAGGCACTGCCCGACGTGACATTATGAAGATTATGCATTATGCTGTTCTTTTGATGAATTTCAACGATAAGAACGCTGTCCGTGAAACCTACAATCAATGAATTACATGAAACTTTCCGACTCAACTATTAACATCCTGAAGAACTTCTCTTCTATCAATCAATCTCTTCTTTTTAAAGAAGGTAAGAAACTTCGTACCATTTCTGTAATGAAGAACATTCTAGCAGAAGTTGAAGTTACTGAAGAGTTTCCTAAAGACTTTGGTATTTACGATCTAAACCAATTCTTGAATGGTCTTTCTCTCCATCAAAGTCCTGAACTGGACATCGAGAATGACTCTTACATGGTTATTCGTGAAGGTAAAATGCGTTCAAAGTATTTCTTCGCAGACCCTAATGTAATTGTAAGTCCTCCCGATAAAGATATCGTACTCACTTCAGAGGAAATCAGTTTTAATCTGAATACCCAACAATTGGATAAACTGCTAAAAGCATCATCCGTATATCAACTTCCAGACCTTTCTGTTGTTGGTGAAAATGGTGTAGTTAAACTAGTAGTATCTGATCGTAAGAATGATACTTCTAATGATTTCTCCATTATTGTTGGTGAAACTGAAAGTAAGTTTAGTTTCAACTTTAAGGTTGAGAATATCAAGATTCTCCCTGGAAGTTATGAAGTTTCTATTTCAAAAAAACTTCTTTCAAAGTTCGTTAACTCTGACAAGAATCTAACTTATTGGATTGCTCTTGAACCTGATTCAACTTTTGAATGAACATCTTTGTAACTGATCCTAGCCCAGTTGTGTCTGCTAGGGTTCTTCCTGACAAACACATTGTCAAGATGCCTCTAGAGTGCTGTCAGATGCTCTCTATCGTGGCATCTGATAAATGGGGTTATGGATTTGGGACTCTTCCCAAAGCAGACGGAAAACCCTATACTACTGAGAAAGGTGCTTTTCGTAATCATCCCTGCACCATCTGGGCAGGGAAATTTGTTCTTAACTGGCGTTGGTTAATTGAACATGGACTTGCTCTGTGTGAAGAGTATTCCAATCGTTATAGAAAGATTCATTCTTGTTTACCTACTCTTGCTCATGCACACAAAATCTTCCCTATGGCAGATCCTGCTGGAAGATCTGGTAAAACTCCTACACCATTTGTACGTGCTATGCCTGAAGAATTTAAACATGATACAAGCATCTCAACTTTTGATGCATACAAGATGTATATTGCATCTAAACCTTGGGTAAAGGAAAACTACATTCGTATTCCAGAACGTAAACCTGAATGGATTTAAAATGAAACATATTCTTTTCACCCTTAAGGGGTGTAGTATGGTCCTTCTAGATGATGAAAAATACATCAGAGATGTTGTTTATCATGCTAGTGTTAAGTGTAAATCAACTCTACTAGCACTCAACTCACACAAGTTTGATCCTCAAGGTGTAACTTGTGTGGCAATGCTTGCTGAAAGTCATATCAGCATTCACACTTGGCCAGAGTTGGGCATGGCAGTTTGTGATGTCTTTACTTGTGGAGACCACACACTACCGCATGATGGTGTAGAATATATGAGACAGATGCTTCATGCATCTAATATTATCAGTCGTGAATTTGTGAGACCTTTGGAATGATTATGAAAGACCAATTTTTGTGGGTGGAGAAATATCGTCCTCGTAAGATCGAAGATTGTATTCTCCCAGAAGAAACAAAACAAATGTTTCTTGAGTTTCTAAATAAGAATGAAATTCCAAATCTACTTCTTGCTGGACCAGCAGGATGTGGAAAAACCACAGTTGCAAAAGCATTGTGCGAACAACTTGGAGTAGACTATTACGTTATTAATGGATCTGATGAAGGACGATTTCTGGACACAGTACGAAACCAAGCAAAGAACTTTGCTTCGACCGTCTCACTTTCTGCAACTGATGCAAAGCACAAAGTCATCATTATTGA